GCGCAGCTTTCCCTTATGGTGAGCATGATGATTTAGTGGACAGCATGACTCAAGCAGTCTTGCGGTTTCGACAAGGTAACTTTATTAATTTACCAAGTGACTTTGAAGATGCACCACGTGACACGCACTATACGAGGGAATATTATTAATGGCTGATGACGACAGATATGGACAACCGGTAGGGTTAGAATCAATTTTAAGAAAAATGGCATTAGAAGTTGCAAAGGAGCAATTACGTCTAGGCAAGATTGACGAACCACGGTTCAAAGAAATTGAAGAGCAAATGTTTCCAAAACCTAAAATTACTAAAGCAGATGGAGGTATAGTTAATTTGGAAAATGGTGGTGATGCTTTTTTAGGTCAAATGGTAGAAAAATTAAAAAACAAACCTAAACTTTCATCTTCTACTGAAACGATGACAGATGTAATTGAAGCATTAAATCAACCATCTGGCACTGTAACGGAAAGAGATACATCAAGAGTCAAAAATATTTTAGAGGGATCAAACGTAAAAAGACAAATGGGACCTGATATATTTCAAGTTTTTAAAGATAGTGGAATTAAGACGGCACAAATAAATAAAATTAAAAACGTACCAGACATCAATGATTTTATAGACGACTTTGATGGATATAATAAAGCGATGAAAAATTATCGAAACACGGCTCTTAAAGGTTTAAGTGCTAGTCAAATAGATACAGTTAAAAGTTCTGGTTTCTTATCGGGGTATGCAGAACAAATGAGAAAAGATATTTTAGAAAAAGGTGTAACAAAAAAAGGCAATAAATTTATTGTTAAACCAAAATTTAAAAATGTTATAAGAATAGGAAAAGGAGGTTTACCGGTAATTAGTAAATCTTTTGAAAATAAATATCTTGCAAAAAATTTTGATTTTGTTTTTGAAACAAAAGGAACTGCCACTGGGGTTGATAAACCAAAAACACAATCAAAGATTTATACTGAAATTAGAAGAATTGGAAAAGATACTTTAAACAAAGCTCAGCAATTAAATTTAGATTTTGCTTTATCGCAGATAGTTAAACTATTTAAAAATAATCCAACAAAAGCAAAAGCAGCACTTACAGCTGTAGCGACACTTGTAAGCAAGGGAGCTTTTGGTTCTGTTACAGGAGGATTGGGTTTCGCAATGGATATTCCAATGTTAATTAACGCTGCCAACAAAGTATCAGATACTGCAGGTCCAGTAATACAAGAAGAAATTATTGAACCTGTCGCAGAAAAAATGGTAGAAGGAGAAAATATGTTAACAAACTTACTAATGAATAGAATTCGGTAATGGCTGTAGAAAAAAGAATTGAAGCAGGGTCTTCTCCAATTGAAGCTGAAGCAGTAGATGTAGAAACAGTTGAGGAGCTAACTCCTGATGTAATTATGACGGAAGATGGCGGCGCTATTTTAAATCCAACTCCCGAACAACCTAGCACTGATTTCTATGCTAACTTAGCAGAAGTAGTTTCAAAAGATGAATTACAAAGAATATCAAGTAAATTACTTGGAGAATTTGATGACGATAAATCATCAAGAAAAGATTGGGAAGAGGGCTTTGCAAAAGGATTAGATCTTCTTGGTTTTAAATATGATGAAAGATCACAACCCTTTCAAGGAGCTAGTGGAGTAACACACCCATTATTAGCAGAATCAGTTACACAATTTCAGGCACATGCTTATAGAGAATTATTACCAGCAAAAGGACCTGTAGATGTAAATATTGTTGGTGAAGTAACAATCGATAAAGAAGAACAAGCAGAGCGTGTTAAAGATTTTATGAATTATCAAATTACAAATGTCATGCAAGAGTATGATCCTGAGATGGATCAGTTGCTTTTTCATTTACCTTTATCTGGATCAGCCTTTAAAAAAGTTTACTACGATGCAAACTTAGGTAGAGCAGTATCTAAATTCATTCCCTCAGAAAATTTAGTAGTGCCCTACAATGCATCTGACTTAATGACAGCAGAGCGTATTGCGCATGTTTTAAAAATGTCTGAAAATGATTTGCGCAAGAAGCAGGTATCAGGTTTTTATAGAGATATTGATTTGTCGCCCGGTCAAAGTGACGAGGACCCCGTACAAGAAAAAATGGATAAATTAGAGGGTGTGCAAAAAACAGAAGATGATTATGAGTTTAATCTAATAGAGTTTCATGCTGAATGTGATATCGAAGGCTTTGAAGATAAAGATCAAAACGGAGAGCCAACTGGAATCAAATTACCATACATTATTACTATTGATGAAAACTCAAGAGAAGTATTATCAATCTACAGAAACTTCAAACCTAATGACCCCAAAAAAGAAAAGGTTTCATTTTTTGTTCACTTTAAATTTTTACCTGGTCTTGGCTTTTATGGCTTTGGCCTTATTCATATGCTTGGAGGTTTATCAAGAACAGCTACCTCTGCGCTCCGTCAACTCATTGATGCGGGAACATTATCTAATCTACCTGCAGGGTTCAAGGCCCGTGGACTTAGAATCAGGGATGATGATTCACCAATACAGCCAGGAGAATTTAGAGACGTAGACGCACCAAGCGGTAGCATTCGTGAAGGTTTGATGCCTTTACCATACAAGGGACCTGATCAAACATTATTTCAACTTTTAGGATTTGTCGTTCAAAGTGGTAGAGAGTTCGCTTCTATTGCTGATCAAAAAATTGGTGATGGTTCACAATCAAATCCAGTCGGTACGACTATGGCATTATTGGAACGTGGTTCACGGGTCATGTCATCTATTCATAAAAGATTGCATTATGCACAACATATCGAGTTTAAAATATTAGCGAGAGTATTTTCAGAATACTTGCCACCTAGTTATCCATACTCGGTCCGTGGTGGTGATAGAAATATTAAAGTATTAGATTTTGATGATCGTGTTGATGTAGTTCCTATTAGTGATCCTAATATATTTTCAATGACTCAGCGTATATCGTTGGCTCAAACACAATTACAATTAGCTCAATCAAATCCAGAAATTCACAGTTTATATGAAGCATACAAAAGAATGTACATGGCTTTAGGCGTAGATGCGATAGATTCTATATTGCCTCCTCCAAAACAGCCAGCACCTTTAGACCCTGCACAAGAAAATGCAAGTTCGTTAAAAAATATTCCTTTTCAAGTTTTTCCTGGGCAAGATCATATGATGCATATCAATGCACACAGAGCATTCATGTCATCTTTTCTAGTAAAAAATAATCCGCAAATATTACTTATCTTACAGGCTCACGTATCAGAGCATATTTCTTTTATGGCAAGAGAAGAAATAGAAACTAAGAATGCACCATTAATTCAAGAACAAGCACTGAAATTTGGTGGTCAAGTTCCACCAGAGTTGTTGCAAACTTTCCAATTACAAAATGAAAAAGAAATTGCTGAACTAATTGCAAAAAGAACAGAAGAAATGATTGCAGAAGAACAAGAATATTTAGAAGGTAATCAAACAGATCCATTATTAGAATTAAAAAAACGTGATTTAGATTTACAAGAAGCAGAGATAAACAGACGTGCTGTTAATGATCAACAAAGATTAAAACTTGATCAAGAAAAATCTGATGAACAAGAAAGCATAGCTAGAGAAAAAATACAATCTAACGAAGACATTGCGCAATTACGTGCAAATGTAAATTTATCAAAACAAAGAAGTAAATAAAATGGCAAAATTTAGTGCAGCAGAGATTAGAAAATTAAAAAGACAACTAAAAGGTTTGCAAAAAACTATTGATCCTAAACAAATTAAAAAACTTTTAGCTGCAGGGACAAAAGTTCCAACTTTTACTACTAAAGGAGGCTTTAAAAGTGGTGGATTAGCAGCAGCTACAGCTAAATTAAAAGCTCAAGGGCTTAAAAAAGGTGGATCACCTGATAAAAAAATTAGTAAAGTTATGAGAGAATTCAAAAATAAAAAATTAAATATAGGAAAATCTAAAAAGAAAGTAAAATCACGCAAGCAAGCGCTAGCTATTGCGTTAAATCAAGCAGGAATTTCTAAAAAAACTTAAATCTAAGTTGTAAAAGTGAAATATCAGTCTAAAATATATACAATGACTGAAGCAGAAGAAAAATTACAGTTCTATTTGGACAATCTTATGGATTTTGCACACAAATTTGCAAAAAACGAAGAAGAAAGAGTTTTATTAGCCGGTGCAATGATGGGTGCTGCTAAAATTATGTATCAAGCTAATTTAACACCGGAACAGTTTGATGAAATATTGGACCACAATGGTAAAGACTTGATAAATTTCATAAAACCCACTATACATTAGGCATGACCAAGAAAAAGAACGATACTGAAGAAAGTTTTACTTTTGGAATAGAAGGATATCAGACATTTGATCTAAGAGATGCTTCAGACAAGAGATTTTTACAGAGAATAATGAAACAAGAAAAACTTGAGACAGAGGTTGAGGGTATTGATTTCATTAACAAGATGGTCAAAGAAGAATTAATTAAAAAAATAGAGGGCGCTACTACAGACAAAGAAAAAGATAAGCTTAAAGCCTTAATTGGTATGAAAGAGGGTGGTGTTCCTAAAGAATTCAAAGGTTTTTCAAAATTACCAGAATCTGTGCAAGTTAAGATGGACCCATCTTTAGCAGAAAAATATGAAAAAGGTGGTATCGTAAAGAAAAAAACTGGTATAAAAAGAAGAATAGCCATAAGAGGTTTTGGCGTAGCAAAGAGAGGTTTTTAATGAAATTTAAAAAAGCAAAAATGACTGTAGTTCCAA